GGGTTTACTGCAACGCATAGGTTTACGGCCACGCACAGGTTTCCGGCGACGCACAGGTTTCCGGCAACGCATGGGTTTACGGCGACGCATGGGTTTACGGCGACGCATGGGTTTACGGCAACGCACGGGTTTACGGCCACGCATGGGAAAAGTCTCCTTTACAAATTCAAGGAACGAAACATTATGTAAATGTTTGTAAAAAGGGATGGCTTCGGATTGGTTGTTTAGAATTTACATTTCAGGAATGGAAGGAAAAATATATTAAAATTGGAAAGGAACAAGGTTATACCTATTCTGAAATTTCTGAATATGGTCATTATATTGATCTCGCAATAATACTTAACACTTAAACGCGCATGGAGGCGCACGACTTATGATTACTTTAAATTTAAACTTAACAGCTTTTAAGCATGGCCTTGTAAAAGGAAAAACGAAAGATGAAGTTTTGCTTTGTATACCGATAAAAGCAAACAGGCTCATCCTGTCAGAGAAAAAGAATGTGTATCTTAACATCGTAGGCTTTGAGTATGACGACAAGTCAGACAAAGAGTACAAGGACACGCATCTGCTGAAGCAATCCTTCAAAAAGGACGAACTCGCAGCTATGACCGAAGAGGAACGCAAGGCACTGCCAATCATTGGTAACGCCCGTGTCGGTTCCGCTCAACGTGGTGAACCGGAACCGAACTCTGTAACTCCTGATGCTGTTGCTAATGGGGTGGATGACTTACCATTTTAAATTAACCAGGTACAGCCTTCGGGCTGTGCCTGAAATTAACTCAGTATTGTAACCATCACGAAATAAAAGAGCTATGAAAATAAGTATAATTATACCTACATATAATAGTTTAAAGTATATTGAAGGTACTATTAGATCAGTACTCAATTCAAAATTAGTTGATATTGAAATAATAGTAGTAGATGATTGCTCCACAGATGGTACTTATGGGTGGATAAGAAGACAATACCCTTCTATATTATTATTCAAAAATGATATTCAATCAGGAGGTCCTAATGCAGGTAGAAATTTAGGGTTAAGTAAAGCAACAGGAGAGTGGATAAACTTTCTTGACCATGATGATAAAATTAATCCTATGAAGTTATTTTATCAACTTAAATGTGCTAAAAAGTATAGTGTTGATATAGTCAGTTCATCTTGTGTTAACATTTCAAAAAAAGGAAATGGTTTAATACTTTCATCCAGGACAGGCCAAGAATTATTTAATGAGAATGAAACTTTTAGATCATTAATAAGTTGGGATTCTAGTGGCCAAAAGTTTCAATTAGGGAGTTTATTGATAAAAAAAGATATTTGTCCAAACTTTACTACTCCAAGTTTAGAATATGATTTTGTCTTTTCATTATTTAAAGATAGAAGATCAGCGGCAATAAATTATATTGGATTAATTCGACATGTACACGGTAATAATTTGTCGTTAACAATTAAATACAAAGAAGAAACTTATTTACTATATAATAAGTTAGTTGATTCATTCAATCTTTATCCTGAAGATGTTAAGAAAGGGAAAAAGATTATAAGTGGGGTATTGGCAAGGAATTACTATTATCATTTTATGAGTTCAAAATGCCGGGGAACATTACTTAAATCGAACTTCACTTTTAAAAACATTTGGCTCTACATAACATCATTTAATAATCACTTGATGAAATTTACATTGAATAAATTTAACATACTTGGGAAATGAAATTAGGATGTCATAACTGCCAAAGCGCGATAGAAAAAACACAGGAAGGGGATAACCTTTTTTTAGTATGCAGTTTATCAGGTAAGAAAATTAAAGTAGGAATTGTGATTGCTGATATAAATAAAGTAGTTTATAACGATGAAATTTGTAAATATTATAAAAAATAAACCTATGGAAACACTAGTATTTGGAATTGTTTTAATAGTTTTAATGGTTATTGCTCTTCTTCTAGGAAGAGGTAATCGTAAAAGCGATGGTATTCACCAGTTCTCGTATTATTCTATTAACAAGAATAGGTTTACTATTCACACGGATTATGATGAGAAAAAGATAAAAGGATGGATTCCAGGGGGCGGAATATCATGCCATATAACTGCAAAATGTGATGAAAGCGAATTATCTGAAGTTCGGGTAAAAGAACGTGAACGTATAAAGGAAATTGTAAGAAAAATGGAACTTGCAGAAAAAATTAAATAACATGGAAACAAATAGCACATTATTATTCGGTGTAATAGCCTCTATCTGCTGTGTATTATTCGCTCTATGGTATCACGGGAGTAAAAAAATAGCAGACAAGAAAGAGAAGTCTCATAACGCTTATAACAAATTCGGAAGATGAAAACAAACCTTAAATGCTTTTTAATCGGATGTGGAATAGCTATTATGATATTCCTACTTGGTTCCTGCTGTGTAGTCCGAACAATCCAGTATGACATACAGCATACTCACTGGGGCGAACCCGTAGACACTTGGATTCCCTATTACGTCCCCGACTGGACTTACACAAACGACTCAACTTTACTCGAATGAAACCTCTTTTTGCCTCAGCTCCCCACCCTTTCTTCTGGTTTTGGTTCTTCGTCGGCCTGATGTGCCTCTTGATTCTCTTGTGCCTGCGCCAGCTTTGGATTAGTCACCTTTACAATAAATGGCAGAGCACCCATCGGACCCACCGGAAATATTACCTTTGGGAAGTTCCTGAAATTCTCTGGTCACGCATCCGATCTGACTTTATAATCGAACTTGACGAATCTGGATATTATTTTGTATATTTGTAGCATGGCAGCACCGAAAGGAAATAAATACGCTCAGGAATGGACTTTTGAAAACGCCTTACCACGTTTTGAGGATGCGTTGAAATACGCAAGAGAAGATAATACTTGTTTATGCCTTCAGGATGCTATAATTCAAAGTGGTATTCCTTCCCGAACATTTTACTATCTTGTTGATAATCACGAAGTTTTGCAAAATATAAAACAGGATATGAATGATGTTATTATTAGTAGAATTAATCGTTTAGCTTTAGATGTTCATGTCCCATGTCCTGCATCCCCTGCCATTTGGCGTATGAAGCAACTCGGAGAACGTGATGAACAGCATATCGTCCAAACAGGAACCATGAAACAGGAAGTCTCTGTAACTTCCAAAGAAGCCCAAAAAGAAGTCGACAACCTGATAAAGAAATTTGAGAGTGAATGAAAAATATCAGAAACACTAAATGTAGTCATGCTGGAATAATATTATTAGCTTCAATATATTCCGGAGGTTATCCTTTTGAAACTATAAGGAAAATAAAACCTATTCATATTAAAATAATTCGCATTTGTAAAAATTAAACAGCGGCGTAGAGCAGTGGTCAGCTCGCTTGCCCCATAAGCAAGAGGTCGGTGGTTCGAATCCACCCGCGCGCTACTATGATCACAACACGAGTTTTTGCAGAAACACTGGCAGCTTATAACGCTGGTTATCGAATTATTGCTAACGAAGGCAGCACCCGAAGCTCAAAGACCTTCTCAGAACTCCAACTTTTAAAACTCATTCAAACCAATTCAAAGCGACCGCGAATAAGTACGGTCGTTTCTCATTCATTCCCTCACCTTCATTCTGGCGCGATCCGAGATTATGAAAATATATTAACAACAGACGGGATCAATATTGATGCAATCCGGACAAAGAACCCTTATATCTATACAATCAATAAGAACATCGTTGAGTTTGTTGGGTTTGACCGTCCGGGGAAAGCGCTTGGATCTGCGCGAAATATACTTTTCATCAATGAAGCAAATCGACTACCGTTCGATGTTTGCAACCAACTTATCATCCGTACTTCTGAATGTATCTTCATGGACTGGAATCCATCGGAAGAGTTTTGGTTTGATACTGAAGGGTTTCGGAATCGAAAAGATTGTAAAGTTATTCACAGCACTTTTTATGATAACATTCAAAACTTAACTTCCGGCCAGCTCGACGAACTAAAAGAAGCGCGCCGTAAGGCACTGAAAGAAGATACCGAACACAGGCGGGGATATTGGTGGAACTGGTGGCAAGTTTATGGACTTGGGTTACCGGGACAACTTGAGGGTGTGATCTTTAATAACTGGACAACCTACTCAGAACTTCCTGCTGCTGATCTATACCGTTTATATGTCGTTGACTGGGGTGGGCACGATCCAACAACATTAACGGAATTAAATATCGACGGGGACAACCTACGTCTGTACGTGCGCGAGCATATCTATCAGCCACAGATATTAAACTCAAAGATCATCGACTACCTGCAATGGAATAATCATGAGAACCACCCGGTTATTGTTGACAGTGCGCGAAAGGATAAACTTTATGAACTTCAAATGGCAGGTATTAACGCACTCGGTGCAACAAAAGGAGAAGGAAGTGTGATTGATGGTATTGAAAGGTTGCAGGAATTTGATATCTTTATACACGAGAAATCTGAGAACGCTATTAGGGAGTTTAAGACTTACAAGTGGATTAAGGATGAACTCACAGGAAAATTTCTTAACGAACCGGAAGATTGTAACAATCATTGTTTTGTAGGTAATACGTTAATTGAAACAATTATAGGCGGTAAACAAATAAAGGATATAACTCAAAAAGATTTTGTGAATACATCAATTGGTTATAGGCGAGTCTTAAAATTATTTAATAACGGATTGAAACAAGTATATAAATACTCGATACAATTCGATACTTTTTCATTATCTTTGACTTGTACTAAAAATCATTTAATTAAAACAAATCAAGGATGGATTCAAATATCAAAATTGAAATCGGGAATGATGGTTTACCTTGCCAAAAATTTAACGGCAAAATTTTCAGGTTGTATCCGAAAGAACGATATTTTTCAAGAGGGACAACAAGAATGCACGTCGAAGTTTGGAAGTTCTACAATAAAAAAATTCCTAAAGGATATCACATTCATCATAAAAATTCGAATACATGGGATAATGATATTTCGAATTTGGAACTTATTGAAGGAAGCAAACATCAAAGCGAACATGGCAGAAAAAGATTTAAAGAAAATCCTGAATGGTTCGAAAAATTTCACTCAGCAGGAATCGCAAAAGCTCCAGAATGGCATAGATCAGAAGAAGGAAAAGAATGGCATAAGAAACAAGGAATGGAAACTTGGACTGAAAGAAAATTTAAAACACTTATTTGTCAGGAATGCGGTAAAGAATATCAAACAAGACACGCAGGAATATCAAAATTTTGTCATGCTAACTGTAAAGCACGTGCATTGCGAAAAAGAAGAAAAGCAGAACGTTTACGATTTAATGATAGATGAACAACATGAATATTTCGCAAACGGATTGCTAGTACATAATTGCATTGATCCGGTTAGATATGGCATAAGATTCTACCGGCGTTCAGTAAGGCCAATGTAAAAAAAAAAAAAATAAAAAGGGCAGGCTAGCCCGAAAACAGAACAAAAAACATTGAAGGAATGATCCCCATAAAAATTCAAGGTAAACCATATAAGATAAAGTCTATTTCAGAACTCACAACGAAAGAGTTTCTTGAACTGGCAACTATCTCTGAACTTGACACGGTGAAATATATTGCCTGGCAAACGGGAGTTGACATGAAAGACGCTTTCTTTGCTGTGACTTCAAAGACGGTTGAACTTGCTATTGGGCAGATTCCAAACATTGCAAACTTGGCGCGCCCAACCTGGCCTGACTATACTAAAACAATTCAAACAGTTGGTCAGCGTCACCAGGTAGAGGCTTCAGGATTGAAAGGTTATGCGCTACTCGTTTTCATTCTGGCAGTTTCCCAGGCGCGAAGCAATAACATAGATGATGTTAACGCGCTTCGGGATTCCTACCTTGAGAAACCGTTTACTGAAGTTCTCCCTGCTGGTTTTTTTTTCTACAAGATTTCACGGGGTGGCAGCAACTTCGTGCAGAGAAATTTAAAGAGGCTCAAGGGATTAGCAAGGACGAAGCGATTAAAAAAAATGCAGGCATAGACCGGCTAAACCAGTACTCAAATTACTTAGAGCTGCAAACGCTTTGTGATTTTCTCAATACAGACTTCGAAACGATTTTAGATTCGGATGATACTTTCTGCACAAAAGTATTGCTTTCTAATTTGGAAAAGAGTAGATTTGATTCCGAATACATAAGGCTTAAAACTAAGCCAAAGAAATGAGTTTAACAACGTCTATTCAAACGATCGTTTCAACGCTGTATCCGGACGCTACTTTCTTATTGTCCTCAAAATTCCACGCTAACCGCGAAGCTTTATCGGTCGCAACTTCTGCTCTCCCTTTAATCATTTTGGATAACGAACTCACTAAAAACGTTGAGATCAAAAAAAATAATAACATTCAGAAGGATACTCGCGTCCTTATTAGCTTTTTAACTCAGGATACGCCAAACAATACCGATCTTCAGACTGATGCGATCAGAGAAGCAATGGAGGTGATGGCTGATAAAGTGGCTGTGAATATTTGGCAGATAGCTGAAGTTATTCCTATTGGAAATCAAAAGTATAAACTGGTTCCTCTCTTTCATGTTGGGCCAAGTAATTTATCAGGCGTTGCACTTGATATGCTTGTCAATTATAATGAAGTAACTAATATGTGCGCTATATGAGTAAGCAAACAATTAATATAGGAACTGCGGCAAATGACGGATCTGGTGATCCGTTAAGAACTGCATTCGATAAGGCAAATGATAACTTTGATGAACTTTACACCTCAGTTGCTGCGCTCACTCCACTTACTGCTGCGGACTTGTTCCGGTCAAAACTTTCACAGGCTGTAACTGCTGGTGTAGGTCAAGTAATTACTTTCAGTTCTCAGTTTGTCACTACCTATGCGATTCAGCTTATCGATTATGATGAACTTGGAATAGAAGTAACTGCACAGGATGAAGATGGTTTCACTGTCACAGCTTTAACTTCAGGGAATTTTGGATACATTGCTTTAATCGAAGTATAATATGAAAAAAGATAAGTATATTACCAGATGGTTGATGGCTGCATTTCTTGTTATATTTACAGCCATTCTTGTGCCTGTGTCCTGTAAAAGTCAACTCAACCCGACATTTACAAGCATCAAAACAGATAGTGTTAGAAGTAGACATGATACTTTATGGATAACAAACAATTCAGGATCAATTAGTTGGATAAGGACAAAAGGAGATTCATTATTCTTCGGAGATGCTACAGGAGAGAAGCCGTTAAGTATAATTGGGACAGGTGGAGGCGGACCAGGAGGAACTCTTACCCCAGGTGTGTTAGATGATAACGACCATGCGTATATTATTGGTTATGATGATTATACATTAACTGAATACGACACAATTAGGATAACGCCTAATCCAATAATGATAAGTATTACTTCTGCTAATATACTAGCAGGGGATGAGCTAACTGTTCTATCTGCAAGTGCTGATTCTGCCTATATTCCGACAATGTACTTTTTAAGTTTTGACGCAGGGGCGACTCCATATACAGGCGCTGAGAATAGTTTATTGAAATTAGGCACAACTACGATAGCTACTTGCGGGTCTGCTACTTTTACATCTGCTAACGATACTCAACGGAGGGCAGATATTTACAGTGGAGATACTTCAGGTGATTTTAAAAATCTGGCTATAACATTTGATCTGGGGAATTTTGACGCTGGGAATGGCACAGCTAAATTATACGTATGGTACGAAGAAATTGCAATACCGTAATGAAAAAACTCCTATTCATATTGTCGTTATTTGTCTTGACATTTTCTGTCAAGGCACAAAATGTCAATTCTACTTATGTGAACTCATTACTCGGCGCAGGGGTGAACGGGTATAATATGTTTTCAGGAGATGCAATGGTGTGGCCGGATTCAGTTTTTACAAGTTTAAAAGCAAAAGGATTTAGCTCTGTTCGCTTAGTATACATAGGGCCACAGGATCCAATAACATCAGCAACATTACTCATGCTAAAGGACGCTGTTGACAAGTGTTTGGCTGCTGGATTAATTCCGGTAATTGATTTCCATATTCCCCCTTCATGGTTTGCTGCTTACACAGCAGAAGAGGGGGCGACTTTTGTTTCAAATTGGAGTACAACGGCTGCTTATTTTAGCAGTTATACCTATACGCAATTAGTCTTAGAATTAGTTAATGAGCCATCTTCAATCGCTACGAGTACATGGAATACATTATGCTCCAATGCAGTCGCAGCTATACGGGCACAAGACCCTGACAGGGTGGTGATGCTATCACCTTTAACATACGGGCACATTGAAGGACTGGATGGATTTGTTTTACCTAACTACGATAACTTAATCCTAAGCATACATTATTACAGCCCACCGTGGGTTATTAATCAGAATGTTCCGTGGGAAGGTCCGTTCTATGGTTTACCATATTCTGGAACACATTGGCGCAATATACAACCTATGATTAATAATCTGGAAGATCAATTTACTCCGGTGTTTGATTTTCAGGATGCAAATGATGATATACCTGTTAATATAGGCGAATGGGGGACGTGGATATTTGCCGATTCAGTAAACCGTGTAAAATATGCTAATCTGCTTTGCCGTTGGTTTGAAACAAAAGGATGGTCCCATTGGGTTTGGGAATATGACGACTATTTTGGTATCGTTCGAAACCCCACACTTGGGTATGATTCACCAAGAGGCTATTACACTGATTTATCCGAAGCAATAACAACTACTCCTTTAGTATTAGATAGTTATGATTCAACTGTTGTGCTGGAAGATAATTTCAGTTCCATTGGCACTTGGCATGTGGATAATTACGGTACTGGGTATGGAAGTGTTTCTGTGTCCGGAGGAGAATTAGTCATTAATGTTACAGCAACGGACTGGGATGCTCAGCATGTTCGTGTGAAAACGCCGGTGTTTGACTTATACCATGATAGTATCTATCGGGTTTCGTATAAGGCTAAAACTGCATCTGGAACAAAGGATATTGCCCACAGGTATAAAGGGCCTTATTATCCTCCAGAGGAATATCAAGGGCCTTACCACGACTGGTACAACACTCTTGATTTGGGGTCTGTTTGGGAATCCAGAAGTGAAACATCTATCATGCCATTTGAAACGCAAATGAGTACCGATCTTGAAATTTTGGTCGGTATGGGAACGGGTATTATGTATCTGAAAGATTTTAAAATTGAAAAATTGACAATAATACCCACTGTCACAGAAGAAGATACCTGCGATTACCACGTCACTATATATGATACTGTTGCGGTTGCTGATTCGGCTCAGTTTCTTTTTGAAAATAACTTTACCGCTACGTATGGCACACCGACCATCACTAACCACTCTACAACTTTTAGTAATACCGCAGGACAATATTGTCAAGGGTCGTATTGCATGAAAACAGATATTTACCAGAGCTACGCCGTTACCAGCTCTATAACGATGGCCGATAGTTTTAATATATCGATTTATTATCGCGCCTGGTACACTTCAGGTACTATCCTCTCAAACTTCGGGGCGACCGGTTCCGGCTTCGCACTTAATCGCGGCGGAAGTAATATCCAATTCATAACAACGAACGGTACTACGGATGATACCTTATTTTCAGATCCAGTTATCAGTAATGGTAATTGTTACCTTATTGAGATACGCGCTCGCAGGTCTACGGGTGTAGCTCAGATATGGATTAATGGGGTTAACGAAACTAATATCGGGGATATAGTTACAGACTTCTCACTATCCGGAGCAATAGGTTTGGGGGCAAGTAATACAGGGAGTAATCAATCCTGGTCATATTTGGACCAGTTCGAATACTCAACCTTTTCTACCTCAGTTGTCGGAATAGATTCCTGCGTAATGGCAATAGGAGATACTATTCTGGCGACAGACACATTATGGTGTTCTCGGTTTGATGGATATAATGGGACGTCTCCTTATGCAATTGGAGTATGGTGTACTCCTGTCGCAGATACTATGATCCAATTATATGAACAGGAATATCTATACTGGCAGGCTGTTGATTTCAACTCAGAGAATTATATGAGATTTTCAGCTCAATGTATTAATTCAACAAATGAAGTTGAAATACGGATAGATTCAATAGATGGACAATTACTGGGTTATATTAATGATGATTGTGTATATGAGGATTGTTCTGAGGGAACTATAAATTTTACAGGAATAACAGGGATACATAAGCTTTATATTATTAATAATTCTCCAGGTCAGACGCTTTACAATTTCAATTGGTTGTTATTTTATTCATTAACGAATGTTCCAAAAAAATGGACGTGCAATTATAATTTAAACAAATGGCACTCATGAAAAAAATACTTTTAACTTTAGTTTTAGTCGGCTTCGGGCTGGCAATGCACGCTCAGACAAACGTGCGCATGAAATCTGAAACAGTCGGATTCTGGACGCTTGACGGAGATACCATGCTTATTGTCAAGTCAGACGCTGTTGTCATGGGATCAGTTTACGTCCCTTCTTATGCAACGGATAGTGTGACGATTTCCGGTTGCACTTTCGAAGTTGACGGGATTACAACCAATGGGATAAAGGTTGCCCCCGGACAAGTCGCTGTGAAGTTTGGCTTTGACTACGCGGTGAGTGATTCGATCACTATATCTGCGCCTGATTTAGTTTGGCTCATGTTACTAATAGATAGGAACTGATGCGCTGGATTTGGTTATTGATTTTGTGCCCGATGTTTTGTTTCGGGCAAATTTCACCAGGTGGTGTACTGGGCAGGGTGGATGGTCAGGGATTTGATGGTGATGTGGTGTATGTGCCTGCCAATAATGATACTTTATTATTAACTCCATTCATGGTATTACCTGATACTATGTATCTACTATCAAATGTATCTTATAGGATTAATGATGACAATATTGCCACTAAGGACGTTGATGAAACAAAATTAACAGTTGATTATGTCTGTACGATAGGAGAAGAGGATTCCGTAGGAGTGAATTTAACAACAACCACGGCAGGTTATTACCCATTCACGGCTTACGCTAAATGTTCAGGTGTTTCCGTAGATACATTTTCAAATGTGATTAAGGTAATAGAACCGCTTGATGGAGCTGATACGGTAACGGTTCTTATGGTAGGCAACAGTCTTATGGATGGCGATCCTATTATTGATAGCATTAGAACAACGGTAACCGGAAGTAATGTTAAATTAAGAGGTGCACACGTAAGTGGTTTGAATCGACACGAAGGCAATAGCGGGTACAGATATTATGATTACGTTTCTGGCTACAGAGCAGGTATTGGAGGTCGCGCTCCTTTCTGGATAGGCGGAGCATTTGATTTCACTTCTTATCGAATTGATTCATGTCTATCGGTCGATCCATTAAATTTCGTTATAGTTCAACTCGGTATTAATGATGTATCAACCGATCCGATTGATACTGCATGGATTGAAGATACATGGCTTGGTTATGTTAAGACTTTTGTGGATGAGATACTTTCTGATACAACTGCTCATCTCATTCTATGTATGTCGCCTTATTGTACTAATAATGATTCCGTATGGGAGGCCAGCGCATGGAATAATAGAAGCCAGGATTATTTTATTGAAAAAATGCATTATGTATGGTTACGACTTAATCAGGTATACTCAGGATCAAGATATTCAGATAGGGTAACAGTAAGTCCACAGGGAGTATTTCTTGATAGGGGTAGCGATTATTCATTAACCGACCCTGTTCATCCGCTTGCATCAGGACATTGGAATCTGGCAAAGTCACTTCGGGCTACAATGGAAGGTTTGATAGATCAGGATTCTAAATCAACTTTCATGCTTACATCAACAGGAACAGGATCGGGTGTATCAACATTAAGAATACAAGCTAGTTCAAATATAACTGCTACATTAAGTGGAACGGGTAGATTTTACACAGATGCAGCAGGGACAACAGGAGAAAGTACAACATGGAGTATTGCAACAGGAGCACTAAGGACTATTTATATAAAAGTTCCTTCAGGTAGTTCGAACTTAATATTCTCAGATCGGAGAAAAATAACAGCATGGGGTAATTCATCTAATGATGGATGGACAAGTTCAACAAACGCAGCTACTATTGCCAAGTCGGTTTGGGATATGCCCAACATATTAACAATTAGGGTTGATGGAAATAATACTCTTGGGTATTCACTTAATGAACTACCTATGACAGTTACATATATGAGGATTCTTGGAACTAACAGCATAGGTGGTGACACAATACCAACAAGTATGACTACGTTTTATCTTGGTGGTTCTACTGATGCAACTTTAAATACAGATGACGTGCCAAGTGGTTGTACCAACTTTACATTCCAAAGTACCGCAGGAACAATGAACGGGAATTTGAGTTCGCTATCTGATAATAGTGTTTTAGTGAATTTTGGGGTGACCGCACCAAATGATATTACAGGGGATATAAATTCATTACCTACTTCGATTACTTATTTCTATTTGTCTGGAAATTGTAAAGTAAATGCATATACTTCTGGACATACTTGGAGCAATTCAATGAATTATTTCTTATTGAGACAAGCAACGAGCTATGGACTTGATCAAACAGAAGTTGATAATTTAATCATTGATCTTAATGGTTCGTCTTGGACTTCAGGAGCGGGGAAAACATTAAATATTATTGCACCAAATGCAGCAAGATCATCTTCTAGTGATGCTGCTGTAACGGCATTACAAGGGAAAGGAGTAACTGTAACAACAGCACCATGATAACCTATGCTATTATATTATCCTCTTTAATGATCCTTCGACTAACAACCGATAAGATATTACTTAGGGTATATGGAACAATAAAACCTCTCCCGAAGATCATTACAACAGGAACGTGTATGATTATCGCCGGAACATGGGTAATACTTCATACCTCAATTTGGTGGCATACAGTCGTTACGATGATCATTTCAAGCCTTGTATGGGCGTTTGTATTCGATAAACTAAGGAATTTACTCCATGGGAAAAATCCGTTATATATGTCAGAAACAACTTGGCCAGACAAATGGATATTGAGAATTTTCAATACGCCTATTTTATATAATTTCTTTCTCATTATAGCTATAATGTTTATGTGGGGAATGTTTCGTAATGTAGAATTTAAGAAAAATGTATCAAGCCGGAATTAAAAATATTATCCTTTACGAGAATGTCGGGATCTCATTCCTTCATTATGATCCGCTTAACTTGCAGGCGATAACTGACCTATCTGGTACAGGTGCGATTCTATCCCTGACTAATGATCAGGAACCTGCTTTTGATATTGCCTTAAAACTTTCGGATTCCGGTAAAGTTGTACAGGATTACACACTTAAATTTTTTGTTTACGGACTTCTCTCAGCCAGTTACGACCTTTTAATTCAGCTTAACACTTCAATTTATGGTTGGTGTATGCTCATTGAATTTTATGATGGCACTTTCAAATTTTACGACACGCCGATTTTTTGCAAGGGAAGTAAGATCGATACCAATAAAGAGATGGCTTTCGAAGTTGAGATGAAAACGGCCGTGCCTACTTCATCACTTCCATTTAATTCGGCTGCGTTCCATTATGATTACTCGAAAGCGGTCAGCACTGTGCCTATCTACAGGGCTGATACTACGATATTAACTGCTGACACTGAAATTTATACCGCCGACTATGCCTTATGAACAACTGACAGTACGGATACTTAATTCGCTGAAAGATCGGATTCGAGATGCGCTTTCCGCTAAAAACTTGGACAATACAGGAGAAGCAGGAATGAGTTTGGAAGTTCGAGGTGATGAACTCTGGGGAGCAGAATACCTCTACTATCTTGATCAGGGGCGCGGGCCCGGTAAATTTCCTCCACCTTCAAACATCATTGCATGGGTGCGGTCGAAGTTAGGGATTGAAGATAGCGAAGCTCGGCAGGTTGCGTTTCTTGTAGGCAGGAAAATTTCAAAACAAGGAACAGAAATTTGGCGCAATAAGGCTAAAGGAATCCAACTTGATGAATTGATCGCTGAAACTTTGGACGAACTGGATTCAGAAATCGGTGATGAAGTTAAAATGGAGGCGTTGACATGGCTTTAACTCTTGTAACAAACCCCGTTGGAAGTGCTGCAAGTAAAGTTTTCGCAGGATTTCAGAGCGTTGAGTTTGTTTTCAAACGTGAGGACTTAGCGATTACCAGCGTGACTTCAGGAACCGGAGGGGCAAAAATAACTGTTGCAACGGATTTGACTTCTTATTTGAGCGCAGGGGACACGCTTTACCTTTACTCAGTCGGAACTAATTATACTTATGATTTGACTGCTGAGATACTTGCGATAACGGCAACTGAAATTACAATCGATTCACCGTATATTGAAACAGGAACCGGCGGGTATATTAATTACCTTAAAAAATATTATGTCGAGATGCAATGCGTTCATCCGACATTGCCAACTGTTAACTTACTTCCTTTCAACTTACAATCTGATGGCGATGCTGCGGGGAATATTAAGATCGACGTTTCGATTGTGAATGACCTTAACCGGCAGCGCGGGGCAATCGTCCAGGGGTTAATTTCAGAAAGCCGACAGGAGTTTGAAGTACAGTATCGGCAAGTGTATACTGGAAGCTCAGAGAGTTTTACATTGGTAGACAATAAAAGAATTATCCTTCTTTATGCAATTGACGAACCAGAGGTCGAAGAAATTTTAAACAACTTCGATTTGCCCAGACTTTACTTAGGCTATCCTTCTGCTCTTACCATTGTTAACATGGCAGATGCAATCAGTTCAGTTGTAGAGTTGAAGTATAACGAGATCGACATGAACCTTAACCTGGTTGCTGCCGGAACACTTAGTACAATTGCATCAGATGTAAACGGTTTTTTGCTTTGGAAGTGGCTTGGCACTGCATCTGTAAACGAGGCAACACATTTTATTGAATTCAACTTAGCTGTCACAGCTACATTTGATTTCAAAATTGGCAATTTCGCACACCCGGATTTTAAAGTTCAGTAAACATTTAAGCCATGGCAAAGAAAAACAGAACAACAGTAAAGTCGGATATTATAACACTCAACGTGCCGACAGTTACCAACGCGATAATGACAACGATGCTCAATACAGAGCTGGCAGATAATATCGTTTTCGGGGCAGATGTTGCAGTTTTACAAAGTTCAGGAAGCAGCGCAATAACAGTTGACTTCACTGGTAAGGATCGCGTTGACCTCACGCGTACAGGTGGCGCATTATATATAACCGTGTCTGGTATCGATGACGGTGAATTAAAATATTTGCTTATCACGAAAACCATAGGGCAAGTTATAACTTTTGTGGGTGTTACAGATATTACTCCGGTTAAAAGCGAAGTAACTGCACTCGGCACTGTTCTTTATATGATCGTAAGAAAGGCAACTAATTATTACGCGTGGGCATGGGTTGAAACGGTAAAGACTGCAACGTCTGCACAGATCGGAGTTGTTCAGATAGCAGATCAGACTATTCATAATTCACTTTCTTCTATCTCCAGAGTTTGTGTGCCTGGTTATCTTCCGTTAATGTCAACCTCTCAAAAGGGATTAGTAGAGGCCGCGACGACGACGGAAACAAGAGCGCTATCAGACGCAACAAGAGCTGTAACTCCTGCCGGATTAGGGGCGGTTGTTGATGATATTCAAAATGTTAATGAAGCATGGATCAGCCTTGATTATTCAGCAAATTTTTCTGCGGCTAGTTATTGTCAATATTTTAAAGATAATGTCGGCAATGTTCAAATACGAGCAAAAAATCTCAGAACAAAAATAGATTATTCTTCCGGTACTGATATGATAGCAGTTGGAACATTGCCGGTAGGTTATAGACCATTAACAGCATTTGAAGTTGTATTCTGGGGTCAAAGAAAAACAACAGGCAATTATAATACTTTAAGAAATGAAATAGCAGGAGTTATAACAAGTGATGGGATAGTTGCTATTTCTGCAACTCAATCAATAACAACAAGTAATTATATTGATTTCTATATAATATTCAGAGCTGAAGCATAATGAAACGTTTTCAACTGATACGGCCAAAGAGTTTAAGCGATCCGACTTATGAAGATTATGAATATCTGATCAGGTGGATAGGGCGCGATGGTTCGGACTATGTTTATATGTTTTACGATGCTGAAGTAGAAACAAGGATAAGGAGTGAAGTTGTCAACGAACTCGACAGCATACGAATTGAGGCTTTGATTGAAAGCGAAAGCAAGTCAGTGGTATTAACGGCTGATGACTTATCGCTTTCAGATTTGCAACTTGTGGGCCAAATCATGTCTCAGAAGTCAGTTACCCGACTTTTGAAAGACGGAACAACGGAACGGTATGCTCCTGACGAGGGGAGTTTCAAATACCGCCTTCGTGATGGCCGGTACAATATAGAATTGACTTTAATACCCGCAAATGTTAAGGTATGGAGGTAATAGTAAACGGGAGACAGGTTGAACTCGGTAATAGCACTCCGGCTATAACCCGTAAATCTATTGACATTAACGATCCTTCAGCGCGTTTTATTGACTTCACTAACAAATTTCAGTTACCCGATACCCTTAACAACCGTGAAATTTTTGAATCTCCCGCAGCAATAGGGAGTAATAACAGAAGTTACGATAAACTTTTTGACGTAGAAATCAGGGACGTATTTCAGATTTTTAAAGGTAAAGGATATCTGGACCAGGGAACAAAGGATAAGTTTAGTTTGCAGGTTATCGATGACAGTAAAATTCTATTCAAAGGTATTGATGTTAAGTTGATCTCAATTCTTTGGGATGACTGCGACACACTTTTAGATCAAACTTCTATTAATGCACTTGATTCTTTGGATATTAACAATTGCTGGTTCTGGGGGAAGGCTTGCTACCATGAACGTGCTTTTACTCAGAATACAGATCAGACAACAGGTGATGACAGGACAATGTATAGTCGACCTGCATTTTATGTACAAGGTCTTTTGAATCGCGCAATTGCCAATGTAGGCTATACTTTAGTTTCGCCACTCCCTGACTTGGCAATTAGCAGCAACCATAAACAATTTTTCTTTACAAATTATCAGAAAACATTTAATGCTACGTACAACCCCGCTGGAACTTTAGCAATAACTGGATTCGATACTTACGATTTTAAACACGCAAATATCAGTGTTACGAATACTGAAGTAAAAAATTTATTGAAAGCTAATATTCGTATCAGGGGTAATTTTACAACGACTGCACCGATTTATTTATTCATTCATACCATAGATCAGACAAGTGCTAAGATTATTGATAACAAATTTTTATTACCTACTTCCGGGTTTGCTGATTTTATGACTTCGGAAATTTACGATAGTCCCACTGGAATGACAGCAACTTTCTCTCTGATCGGTACTGGTACGGTTACTTTTGATGATGTCCTTGTATATGCTGTCGTTAATGAAAAGTATGAAGATTTATCGACGAATCCTTTTCTTGATATGAAGATAAAGGCTTACGATAACTTGCCTGATATCACTTATCTGGATTTATTTAAGCTCATCTGTGTTGTCTCAAATAAATACCCGATTGTCGATAATTATAACCGTACCCTTAGTTTCGGTACGCTGGCAAATTTAAGTAAACTGGACCAGGTGGATTGGTCTGATAAATTTATTCAGGGATCTGAAACAATTAGTTCTCAATTTGGTGGATTATTTAAAAGAAACCGGCTTCGTTATCTGAATGACATAACAGTCAATATTGATCTTGGCTGTTTTTATTTCGATACTGACAATGATAATTTAAAAGATGACGGCGATTATATAGTCGTAAATTTTGGAGCCAGTAATGACGTTTCGATTGGAAGTAATACTGTGTGTCAAATTCCTGTTTATAATGACACGTCGCGGGTTGAAGATCAGGAAATCAATATACGGTTATTTGCTGTTGTAAGTGATAAACTTCAATTTGCTCCATTGACTTGGTGGTATCTTTCTGAAAACTATTATGATGAATGGTTTTTATCATTGTACAGGATCAGGGCAATAGAGGCAGAGTTTAACCTTAACAAACTTGATGTTCTGAGCTGGCGACCGAAGCAACTCATTTATGTTGACTATTTCAAAACGGTTTTCATCGTACTTGAGATTTCAAACTTCATTCCTGGACAACGAACGCGCGTAAAACTACTCAGCTATGGCAGATAAGACTGTAATTGTTAAGATAGAATATGATGTTGAAGGCTCCATCACCTCAGTAAAAGAACTAACGGCAATCATTGAAGGGGAGCGTATTGCACAGGCACGGCTTAAAAGCGAACTGGAAGCCGGGAAGATTTCTCAAAATGAATACAGTGCAGAAGTTGCCAAAAGCAAAGAGACTGCTAATAGTGCCAATACTGAGCGAAAGAATACGATCAAATTACTTGCTTCTGAAAAGGGAAGCAATGATGCCCTTCGCGCTGAGATCAAAAAACTTACAATCGAACGGGATAAACTTAATAAGACTACTCAACAAGGGAGTAAGGATTATGAAGCATATACAAAAAAGATCAAGTCGCTTCAGAGTACTCTTAAAGATACAAGTGGAAGCGCAAATAAAGCTGGTCTATCTCTAAAAAGAATGTGGGAGGTTGCTGGAGGAATAGGTATTGCTGCTCTGGCAAAAAAAGGATTAGGATTACTGAAGGATGGAGTTGTTAATTTGGTACAATCTTCTGAAGTGCTTTCTGAACGGTGGGAAGTAACTTTCTCAGGAATGAAAGCTGCCGTTAATGTTTTCAAACAAGGATTTATTGATAGCCTTGAAGATATTACAGACAGCACGGATAAAGCTGATAAAAGTACAGGAAGATGGTATACTAATTTATTGGCTGGAGGTAGTGCATTTCTTACTTATTTCAAATTGTTATCTAAGGGAAATTTGGATTTAAAAACTATGGTTGCTGTGGTAACTGCTTCATACAGCGATCAAAAAACAAAGATGATTGCAGCCGATGAAGCTGCTAGAAAATATACTCTTACCATGCAGCAACTTGAAGAAGCTGAAATTGCTTTAATTGTTCCGAGGGCAAAAGCTCTTGAGCAACTTCGTGAAATGCAAAGCAAGACGCGCGATACTAATATACCTCTCCAGGAGCGCATTCCACTTCTTGAAGAAGCTATTAGGTTAGAGAAAGAACAGGGTAGTTCTGATTTAGCTCATCAGAAAGAGCGTGTTGCTGCACTTGCTGCATTGAAACAAAGTTTCATTGATCTTGGCATGCAATCGCAATGGACTGATGCAATGGAGCGAGGATATCAACAAGAAATTGCAAATACTTTTAATATTCAAACAGAAAATTTAGCAAAAACACGGAGAGCAGAGGCACAGTTAGCTGTTATGCGTAAAGAATTAAGAGATGAAGAAAAGCAAGCTGAAAAAGAAAAACAAGATGCTTTCAAAAAAAATCAAGAAGCTGGGAAGAAAGCTGCTGAGGAAACTGCTGAAATGAATAGGGAGCTTGCTGAGGAAAAGAAAAAGGCAGACGAGGAAGAGTTAATAAGAAGGGGTGAAGAAATCGTAAGGCTTGCAGAACTTAAAGAACAGGAGATAGAACTTGAGAAAGAAAAACAGGAACAGATCAGGGAACTTCGCCAACAATTAATTGATGAACAATACGAATCACTTCAGGCAATAAACGATGCAACACGTGGATTTGCTGATGAGCGCGTTACTATTATGGGTGATGCTTTTGCGAAGATTGCAACGATCAACTGGGCAGAAGTAGACAACGCACGTGAGGCTTACTTGGCTATTGGTCAAGCTGCACAAGGGTTAACTGCTTTGATAGTTGCAGGAAACGAAGCTGAACTTAACGATTTAGAAGCTCAGAAACAGGCAGAATTAAAACTTGCCGGAGACAATACGCAAGCAAAATCTCAGATCGAAGCTAAATACAATAAGAAACTTGCCGAGTTAAAACGAAAGCAATTTAAGGAAGAGAAAGCAATGGCAATTGTCAACGCTGCCATAGCTACATCATTAGCGATTGTTAAAGCATTGGATTTTGCCCCTCCGATGAGTTTTATTATGGCAGGTATTGCCGGAGGGTTAGGTATTGCCCAGATCGCTATGATCGAAGCACAGAAACAACCTGAAATCACAAGTGATACTGTGTTCGCTGAAGGTGGTGCAGTAATCGGGGGGAGGTCGCACGCACAAGGAGGGACTAAATTCTGGGGAGAGGACGGATCTTCATTCGAGGCCGAAAAAGGTGAGGCTATGTTTGTCCTTAAAAAAGATGCAACAGCAGAGATCGCCGCGCTTTCAATGCTTAACGAATCTCATGGAGGTAGGTCGTGGACACAGGGAGCGTCTCATTTGGCTGAAGGCGGGGAGGTTTCACCGGTAAACTTAGAAGCAATGGTTGACGAGGCAATACAACGCACCCCGATTTTCGTACAGGTTGGAGCTATTGAAACCGGACTGACTGATTATAAAAAGGTTAAAAGCGCAGGAGTGATATGAAAAGGGTGAAGTACATAGCAAAGCGTTCAAGGTTTTGTAAGTTGGCGTTAAGCGACTCGAAGAAAGCAGCCTCAGAGCTACGTGATTTGGCAACAGGATTAGAGAATTGCCGGACAACTTCGGATGTTGTGGTTGCCCTTTGTGAGATATTTTATGTCTCTGAACGTACCGTGTTTCGTGACATTACGTCTTAATTACTGTCATGCTGTCATTACACCCGGCAAATCTTTGCACGGGCTTTTTTTTTGCCCTTACTTTACTTCATGGTAACACTCGAACTTTTTAACGAGGTTGGTGTTGAAAACGGGATCACTGTTGATTCTGTACGTTCATTTCTAAACGCCAATAAAAACGAAGATATAAAACTTCAAATTGCCACGCTCGGTGGCGACTTAGCCCAAGCAATCACAATTCATAATCTTATTAAAGCGCACCCCGGCAAAACTACTGCCGAGATTATTGGCTTAACTGCCAGTGCAGGAACCGTGATCGCACTCGCGTGTGATGAGATTATTATGAGTGATAACGCTCTTTTCCTTATTCACAATGGATGGACAACTGCAACCGGCAATGCGATGGATATGCAGAAGATGGCTGCCGACCTGATGAAAAATGATGCCCTGATGATTAAAATTTACAGGGAAAAAACAGGGATGAAAGACGACCAGATCAAATCTATTATGAAGGCTTCTGATTGGCTATCTCCTGATGAAGCTCTGCAATATGGTTTCGTTGACCGTATTGAAAAGACAGGACAGAAAATAGCAGCTCACTTTGACACAAAATTACTCAACGATACATTAATCAATAAACTGCAAATAAAGATGAACATTTTTAAAACAAAAAAAGATGATAAGCCGGTTTACGGAATCCTTTCTTTAAAGAACGGTCGTAAACTCATTATCAATGCCGAAGCACCCGCCGCAGGCGTGGAGATTGCCCCGGTAGGAACCGAAGCATTATGCGACGGTGATCTTGAACTTGAGGATGGAAAGAAGGCTACTGTTGTCGGAGGTGTAATAACCGAAGTGACTGAACCTGCTGCCGCCGAAGCTGCTGCTGCTGACGCGAAAGCTGAAACAGAAGCAATCGTTGCTGCTGTCATGGCTGCAATGCAACCCGTGCTTGCTGATGTTGACGAGCTGAAGAAAACTCTCGCCAAAGTTTCGAGCACTCATACCCCCGCAAAAGGAACTTTGACTATTGCTGCTAAAGCAAAAGTTGACTCTCCGACTGCAAAGGTGAAGGAAGTAACTGACGCTATTCGTCAGAAGATTGTTGAATCCCGTGAAAAATAAGGTATTATGGCACTGACATTAACCAATACGAATTACAACGGCGAGGTTCTTGAGAACCTGTACCTTGTTACCGGCGTAGGAAACGAAGTTGTTCAGAAGGGAGCCGCAAGGATGATCCCCGGAATTTCGACAACCAAAGCACTTCCACGCTTGAGCCAAACGGCTGATCCTATCGACGATTATCAGGCCGGTGTACCTGCTGGCGAAACAGCAACTACCACCTATGCAGAGCGTTCGCTTATCATGCGACCGATGACTGTATACGAAACTTTCCTCCCGACAACTTTCCATGACATTTGGGACCTATGGAAATCAGCAGGTGATTTCACCAACCTTGAACTGAATGCTCAACTGATGAATGCTATCCTGAATCTTTACAGGGATGGGATCGGAACTCAGATGTCAAGATTATTCTGGCAAGGCGACAGGTTGTTTGCTGCACACGATCCGTTAAATCTATTGGATGGTATAGTAACCCGCGCAGTTTTGGATGCAAACGTAATTAAGCCAACCCCGGCTGGTAACATTACCGATGCAAACTTCATGGATATTCTTGAGGCTTGTTGGGCAGCAATACCCGATAAATTCATTGATGATCCTGATTTTGTTCTGCACGTCAATACCACCGATTACAAAACAATGCAGGCAGCTAATACAAAGCTGAAACAAGCATTTGTCGGCGTATTCGGGATGAGTCTGGATGATATGTATCAGATGAAACGTATCAAACATTTCCAGGGGATGCCACGTTACTACATTGTGGGCGCACGTACAACCAATGACGAAAGTTCAAATCTGAACTTAGGTGTTTGGGTTGATCCGGATGCTGAGAGTGTTATCGTTGACAAAGTTGCCAACAATAGCCGTCAGTGGTTCTTGAGGTTAGACTTCAAGGCCGATGCAAACTACCGTGTTTCCGAAGAACTGTTACTTTATACTCCTGCATAACATGAAAAAGTTATTGATTTTTTGCATTATGCTTGTCGGGCTAGGCTCGATGGCATACAGTCAAGCAGGATATCAGGTATTCTACAACGATACGATTAATGGCGATACTGTGACGAATACTTCCGGCGTCAACGTTGCTTATGATGGTTTCGTTACCTGGGAAGTAACTGTAGACGGGAAATCTGCCGAAGATTCTGTATACGTTGAATTCCAGGGTAGTAATAATAATTGGACTACTATCTGGCATTTGGATACCACTACATTTGTAGGTACAACCGCTACTAATTATATGTTTACAGATAATCCAGCGAAATACCTCAGATATCGTACATATATGCGAGCGGATTCCATTGCGGATACAACGTATTTCTCAAACCAATTGTTAATCTACAAGAGGAAATAACATGAGAACTTTATTCATATTAATAAGCCTGTTCGCTTGCATGATGGTGAGTGGGCAGGCTGCTAACCAAGTTTTTTCTACGGACAGCACGCACGGTAACGAAAACGTGTACTTCACCGGAGAGAAAGCAAGCTCAAACTATCAGGGTGTTGCAGGGTTCGTTTTTGAAACTTCGCACGATGTGGCAACAATCTATTTTCAAGGTTGCTGGAATACGAGTGACTGGAGAGATATCGATACGGTATCTGCTTCGGGTGCCAGTGTTGTTGATCAGGAAGTTTTTCAAGCTCCACCCCGATATAAGTATTACAGACTTTGGGCAGACGGTAATACTGGCGATACCTGTATAATCACAAATGCGCGATACTTTTTAAAATACTAAAGCTATGACTTGTAAAATAGACAGAGGTTCCGCATTTGATTGTGCGAGTATAACCCAGGGAGGCATAGGAAATTATGTACTCCTGATCAATAAGGAAGATTTGGATAATGGGGCAGTAACTGAGGATGCCGTAAGCCACGAGATTGAAACGATCACACTGGATGCAGGTACACTCGCTTATTCCTTTGAATCTGCAAAAGGTTCTGTTCAGATTATTCCTTCGTCACCGCTTCGCGCTGTGACTGCAATTGATGGTTTTGATCATTCACTTGATATCCGTGCATTGGACGTTTCGCAGCTTTCACGGGAGAACATCGCAAAGATGCGCTTTCAGAAAGTTGTCGCTCTCGTCCCTCTCGCAAATGGTAAAGCCATGATGTACGGACGTAATGTTGGTATGAGGATATCAGATTACCAAGAGAACCCTGGCGATGCTGATACCGGCGGGACGATTCAATTCGTTCTGAAAACTCCAGAAAATGATCCCCCTGAAATTGCACCACCGCAGTTAATCGAATCTACATTTGACATTCTTACGTTAACAACGTAAGTAATGGATATAAAACCAAAATACTGGCATAGGCACGGGTGGCGAAAATTCGACACTCTGCCTTTGTCATTACAGGAAAAAATATTAAATTTGGGAATACCAAATAAAAAAGAAAATGAGCAAACAGAACAGCAAACCCCCGGAACAGAATCCGGAGGAAGTACAGAACAGCAAACCCCCGGAACAGAATCCGGAGGAAACAGTTCAGGAAACTCAAAAGGAAAAAAAGCCAAAAAAACTGCCGGTCGATCCCGGAAAGTATAGCCGTTATACTGCATTAAAATTCGTTGAGCTTTCAGGAACCAAACTGAAAGAGGAATCGCAGAAAGAATTGAACGCACTTGAAAAAGAACTGAAGACTTGTTCCGGTGTTATTCCTGTTCGGACTCAACGTGCAGCAATTGGCAATGAACAGGTGTTACTTGTTGAAGGCGTACCGGTTCCTGAAAAAATTGCAAATCTGATTGCTTCATCCAAGAATCCTGATTACTATACCAAAAAGTAATGGAAACTAACAACGGCTCGACATTAGAAAAAAATAGTAACGGCAACTACAAGGTTGCCGTTAATTCTATTCAGCGCACTCTATTTGTCGAACGGTTACAAGTTAATATTGCTTTTCCTGCCGATCGGATTATTCCCTATGATGTTGATAATCTTTACCCAAATAAAATAAAATCCATTGCTTACCGTTCAGGTACCACGATGTCAGCAATTGGTACGCTATCCGCTTTCATGTCAGGTGAAGGTTTTATTGGAATGGATACGGTTGTCAACAGGCAAAATCAAACCCTTTGGGATATCCTTCGCCATGTATCGGATTCAAAGGCGATGTTCAAAGGATTTGCACTTCACTTCAACTATAACTTAGCAGGTCAGATCACAGAAATTAATCCTATAAACTTCGAATTTGTCCGTTGGGCAAAAGACTTAAAACATTTTGTTGTCAATCCTGATTGGGCACGGCGTAACTTAAGAAATCGTGAAGTAACTTATAACCCTTTCAATCCTGATAATGCCCAGGCAGAAATTCAGGCCGAAGGGATCCAAAATTATAAAGGGCAAATTTATTATTGGATACCCTGTATTTCGGATTGGTATACAGTCTGTGAATGGGACTCGGTACTTGATGATGCGCAGTTTGAAGCTGAAGCTAAACTTTATTCACTTGCTTCTGTGCAGAATGATTACAGCCTTTCAGGAATCATTTCTTATCCGAAAAATATTACTGATCAGAAAGAGATTGACAAAATTAAGGAAGAAGTTGGTGAAGATGTTGGCCCTGCACAAGCCGGAGGTATTCGAGTAGTCGGTGCAATGCCTTCTGAAAACCTTACTAATTGGAAATGGTTCACGCCGATATCACGCAATAATATTGACAATCTTCACACAAACCAGGTTGAACGCGCGAAGTTTAACATCTATGCTAAATTCCGTCAACCTCCGATTTTAAATGGTGTTGATAAAGAGGGGATGTTTAACGAGGCTTCATTCGCTGATGCTTTCAATTACTATAATACCCAAACCGAAACTGAACGAAAAGAAATAGAGAGAGAACTCTCGAAGGTGCTTTCTTTTAGCGTTTTCCCTGTGAAAGAAGTGCAGATCATTCCTAAAACTTTTGCGCTAAGACAGGCGCAGCAACAACAAACTAAACCGATCCCCGATGGCGGAAGCGATACTGATAACAGTTAGCGATATCTCGACTTATAGAGAGATTGATCCGAAGTGGCCCTCTGCCAGGTTCGCTGCTTTCGCAATGGAAGTGCAGCGAAAAAACTTACGCGGGCTCCTGGGTGATGCGCTTTACTATGCTTTTATGGATGATACTCGCGTGTCAGGAATTTATAAGGAACTTCTCGACGGCAAATCCTATACTTATGATGGTGAAACAATCCAATACTACGGATTAAAACCTGTTCTTTGCTATTGGTGGCTCGCTATTGCTGCGCGTGAAAGTGATCTATTCCAATCCAGTTGGGGAGCAATTCAGCTTACAAATAATCCACAGCAGAACTTCGAAGCATCACGGGAAAAGGAGCGCATTGCTACCACTTATATGGAAACTGCGCAGGGATATGCTAATGATGTGATTAAATATCTTAGTGAGAACTCTGCATCTTACCCTCTTTGGGAAGGTGACGAAGAAACAAATCCAAGTGAATTTTTATCTTTTAGAATATGAATATGAAAACAAAACTAAGATTACCAGATTCTGTTGAACCACCCGACCATGATGATGGTGACACTCAACATCCTGGTGGGCCAAAACCATGAAGACTAAATTATCCATAGTAACTTTCATAATTCTGACAACGGGGATAATATTTTATTTTGCAGGATATGAATTAAAATGGATGATTACAGATAAACTTGATAACTTGTTTTTCTATCCTATATGTGCCGGGATAAGTCTGATGAGTTATTGTTTAATTGGAACATTGGATAATATAGGGAATTATTTAATGCGAGCTTTATGCATTTATTTTATAATTCTATTTATAATGTTCGGGCTTGATGAAATTATGTTTTTTGATATAAAAACTAAATGGGTTTATATACCCACTGGAGGGCTTGTTATATGTTTGGCATTATCTGCGATATGGCACTGGGTTCGCTTACAAAAATAGATATCGGTTTATTAATATCTTTTGCAGGATTTATCCTGATGTTGACTTGGCGTATGAACGTAAGATTCAGTAAAAAAGCGAATCGTACAGAGTTGGAAAAACTTGAACGTGATAACCATGACCAGCATTTAAAATTAGAAAAGGATATGAAAGATCAGTTATCTATACAAGTTGAGTCATTAAAAGATTTGAACGAAGAAATTTTTGCACAAGTTGTCCATATAAGTGAGCGCCTTGATTATCATATACAAAATCCTAATGATAAAAAGAAATGACACTTCAACAACTCATTGATATAACAGGAAAGAAGGCTGAATTTTTGGAGCCTTTTTTAGCACCTCTTAATGAGTGTTTCTCTCGTTACTCGATAACAACTCCACTTCGCCAGTC